AGGGTACATTAATGGTTGCTAAGTATGCTCTTGGTCATGGAATCCTAAGACCAGAGGCAGCAGCAACAATTAAATTATCTGCTTCCTAATTTACAAAAATGGGGTATCTTATTATTAGATACCCTTTTTTTTATGCCACAAGGTAAAGGAACTTATGGTAGTAAGGTTGGCAGACCAAAAGCCAAAAAAACTACTAAAACTACTAAAAAAAAAGTTAAAAAAATGTAGCCATGCCTAAAAAGAAACTTGGTCTATACGCAAACATCCATGCAAAAAGAAAGCGTATAAAAGCTGGTAGTGGTGAAAAAATGAGAAAACCAGGATCTAAAGGTGCGCCTACAGCAGCTAACTTTAGAAGAGCAGCTAAGACTGCTAAGAAAAGATGACAGTAGCAGCTACCACAGAATTAGAAGCAATTAACGTAATGTTAAGTGCAGTAGGAGAAGCACCTATAAACTCTCTTACAGGAACGTTACCAGTTGACGCAAGACAGGCACAAAGTTTTCTTAATGAAGCTAGTAAAGAAATACAAAGTGAAGGTTGGTCATTTAATTATGAGTATGATGTAGTTCTTACTAGGGATGCAGGTAATAGTGTTGCCTTACCTACAAATGTTTTACGTGTTGATGTAAGCGTTGCAAATCATCCTGATATAGATCCTGTACAAAGAGGTTTAAAATTATACGATAGAAAAAATCATACATTTTCTTTTACAGAAGATCTAAAAGCTGAAATAGTATATTTTTTAGCGTTTGATGAATTACCAGAACCAGCAAGAAGATATATAAATCTAAAAGCTGCAAGAGTTTTTATAGATAGAGTTTTAGGTGATGATGGATTACGTGGATATACGCAACAAGACGAAGTAAGAGCAAGAGCAGTATTATTAGATTCTGATGCTAGTATTGCAGATCATAATGTTCTTACAGGAGATCCAGCAATATCAGGTAGATTTGGTACATTTATGCCACATAAAGCATTAATTAGATAACTATGGGATTAGTATCTAGAGCTATACCTACTTTATTAAGAGGTATATCACAAGCTGCGGATGCGACAAAACAAGCTGACCATGCAGATTTACAAGACAACGCAAACAGTAGTCCAGTACAAGGATTAACAAAACGTAGTGGTTCTCAGTTTGTTACTGCTATTAGTTCATCTACATTAGGTAATGTACATATACAAACTATAAATAGAGATACAACAGAAAGATATATAGCAATATTTAGCAATGGTAATGTCAAAGTTTATGAGCTTGATGGTACAGAACTAACTGTTAATAAACCTGACGGTACGACATATTTAAATACATCTAATCCTAGAGATCAAATAAAAACAGTTACTATTGCTGATTTTACATTTGTTGTAAATACTAGCGTTACAGCAGCTATGGACACTACTTTGTCTCCTGGCAACATTACGCAAGCTGTTGTATTTGTAAATCAAGTCTCAGATAAGACTACATATACTTTAACAGTAGATGGCACTACAGCAACAAAAGATACGTCAAGCGATAGTACATTAAGTACAACAACAGTTGCTACAGCACTAAAAAACGGATTATCAGGATTATCAGGATTTACTATTGCACAAAACGGTGCTGTATTACATATTAAGAAAAATGATGGCACTAATTTTTCTATAGATGGTACTGATACACAAGGTAATTCACATCTTACGGTAGTTAAAAACTCAGTACAAAGATTTACAGATTTACCTACAGTATCGCCAAATGGCATGGTAGTAGAAGTTAAAGGTGATGAATCAACTAATTTTGATAATTATTACGTAAAATTTGTTACGAATAACGGTGGTGCATTAGAAGAAGGCCAATGGGAAGAAACAGTAGAAGCTGGCATAACTTTCAAATATAACTATGACACTATGCCACACGTTTTAATACGTCAGGCAGATGGTAATTTTAGATTTGCAAGGGTAGATGGAGATACATATACAATATCTGGAACTGATTTTACATTACCAAAATGGGGTGAAAGAACTGTAGGTGATTTAGAGTCAGCACCTAACTCTTCTTTTATAGGTACAAATATAAATAATGTATTTTTCTTTAGAAATAGATTAGGTTTTCTTGCAGATGACAATGTTGTTTTATCAAGAGTAAGTGAGTTTTTTAACTTTTTTCCAGAAACAGTACTTACTGTAGTTGACTCAGATCCTATTGACGTAGCTGCATCACATACAAAAGTTGCAATATTAAAAAATGCAGTAACTATGGGTGAACAGTTAATTTTGTTTTCAGATCAAACACAATTTGTACTAGCTACTTCATCAGATACATTAACACCAAAAACAGCTAACGTTATAGTTGCAACAGAGTTCGAAAGTAGTGATCTTGTTGCACCTGTAGGTTCTGGTAGTTCTATATATTATTTAACAGATAAAGGGCAGTTTGCAGGTGTTAGAGAATATATAACACAAGAAAATGCAGCTATAAAAGATGCAGCAAACATAACTATACACGTACCAAGACTTATACCAGTAAATATATTCAAGTTTGCAGTATCTACTAATGAAGATGTTTTAGTATTACTTGGTTCTGATAATCCTAATAAGTTATATGTAAATAGATGGTTGATAGGAGATAACAATAGAAAAATATTAAATTCTTGGTCAACATATACATTTAATGCAAGTAGAAGCATAAAAAATATTGATTTTATAGGTACAGATATGTTTATTGTTTTCGAAGAAGCTAATAAAGTTACCTTAGAAAAAATACCATTCGAAGCAAATTTCAGAGAAACATATGCAGATTTTGAATATCATTTAGATCATAAGGTTACAGAAGCTACTACTGGTGTAAGTGTTTCATATAACTCAGGTACAGATGTTTCTACATTTACAGTTCCATACAGATTAAGAGCAAAAATGACTGTAGTAGGTAGGTATCTTAATACAGGAGAAACTAGCACATTTGTAGATACACAAGGCAATACAAAAAATCTTAAACCTGGACAAGTTTTATTGACTGCTAATGCTACAGACGGATCTACTTCTACAATTACAATAAGTGGTGATTATAGAAATAGTAAATTTATAATTGGTGAACCATACGAAATGCACTATAGATTTAGTACGCAAAGACTTACACAAAGTAGTGGAGGGCAAAATCAAGGAGAAATAATTAGTGGTCGATTACAATTACGTAATTTTTATCTTAAGTTTGAAGATACTGGATTTTTTAAAGTAGAAGTTACACCACAAAATAGAGATACAAGTATTCATAAATTTACTGGTAGATTTCTAGGAGCAGCTTCTAGTGCTATAGGTCAAATAAATTTAGAAACAGGTACATTTAAATTTCCTGTTATGAGTAGAGCAGATAGGGTTACTATAGACGTTAAAAATGATACGTTTTTACCTACACAGTTAGCTAGTGCAGAATACGAAGCACAGTTTCACATTAGGAGTAGAAGGATATAATGGGTTATTTAAGAAAGTCTAATAACAAGGATTTAGATTATGTTATAAAAAACATGAGAGTTATAGACAAAATAGAAGCATTTTATCAGAGTGGTCAAAGTCCAGAAGATGCAGTAGCTTATAGTTATTTATGTAGCAATATTACTATGACAGTTGCAGGTGACAACGATCAACCTATGGGATTATGTGGTGTAGCAGATAATAAATGTATATGGTTTGTTGCTACAGACGAATTGTACGCAACAAAAAAATACAGAATACAACTTATTAGAAAAGGTAAGGAATGGGTTGATAGTTTATTAAAAACTCACGATTATTTATATAATTATGTGTATAAAGAAAATACAAATGCTATTAAGTGGTTGAGATCTATGAATTTTAATTTTATAAATTTACATCAAGAGTTTGGTTATCAAAAACAACCTTTTTATGAATTTATGAGGATAGCATAATGTGTATTTTTGCTGCTCCCGCTGTTGCTGGTGCTGCTGGTGCTGGTACTGCTGCAAGTCTTGGATCTGCTGCTGCATTTAGTTCCGCTTTTACTGCTGCACCTTTAGTAGCTGCACCTGCTATAACTCTACCTGCTGCAACTTCAATATTTAGCCCTGCCGCTTTTGCTGCGTCATCAGCTATACCTTTTGCTGCTGGTTTATCTGCACCTTTAGGTGCTGCTGCAAGTAGTAGCTTTTTAGGTTTAGGTGCTGCTGCAAAACCTTTTATGGCAAGAACAGCATTAAATTTTGGTACAAGTTTATTATCAGGTATAAATCAAAGAAGAATTGCAAATCAACAAGCACGATACGCATACGAAGCTGCAAGGCGAGGTGCGGAGGCTGCTGACCTTGCATTTTCTAGAGAAGTAGAAGCCACAGCATCTAGATTAAAAGAAGAAAGAGCTAGTGCAGCACAACAAAAATTAACAGCTACTATAAAAGGTATGAGGGCTAAAGCTGCAATTAGAGCAACAGAAAGGTCAGGTCTTACAATAGATTTATTATTACAAGATGCAGAAAACCAAGCTGCTAATCTTAGAGAAGCAATAACACAAACTATGGACACACAAGTAAGACAATATTCTAGGGATGTACAAGCATTTGAAGCTAAAAGAGATAGTAGAAGAAATCAACAAATTGATTTACAAAATCAAGCGTATATGAACGCACAAAAAGCACCTACACTACTAGATACTATTGCACAAACAGCAAATCAAGGTTTACAAGATTACACAACCCTTAAGGCATTAGCATGACAGACTCTTACATAGGAACAGAATTTAAATCTGCAACAAGACCTAGAGATACTTTTGTACAACAAAGTAGAGTTGCTCCTGTAAATACACAAGATGCTATAGGTCAACTTGCTAGTGCATTATCAACAATAAATCCAGGATTAAATAAATTAATAGAGCAAAATATAAAAGAAAGAATTGCAGAAGATCAGGCAGAAGGGCAAAGGATGGCAATAGAAGAAACTGTAGATAGTGGTGGTTTTTTAAATGTTGTAGATAATTACAGAAAGAAAAATGGTGATATAGCTGCTAATAATTTGATTGGTGGAAGTATGTTTATACAAGGACAATATGAAAGAACGAAAGCACAATTAGGTCAACAGTCATTAAAAAATGCACTAGATAATGGTTATACAAATACACTTTTGCCATATGTAGATGAAGAAACAGGAGAAACAAAAGAAAAACCTATAAATGCTTTTGCACCTAACGATCCTGTAGTCCAGGCATGGAGGGATGGCATAGTAAAAAAACATACAGATAAATTAACTGATGTAAGACCAGCTTTCCTTAACAAGCATTTTTATCCAAAAATGCAAGAACACGTTTTCAATAACGCTAATCATCACATAAAAGAACATAGAAAATATAAAATCACACAAATACAAACACAGTCAACGCAAGTTGTTACAGCGTTTGCAGCTACATATTCTAAGTATAGAGACATACAACCATACACACCAACAGAGTTACAACAAATAGAAGATGGTACTTTCGAATTTGACGTAGATCCTAATCGTAAAGCATATGGAGAGGCATTAAAAATAGTAGAAGATTACGCAACAGGACTTAGAAATTTAGGTCTTACAGGTACTAACGCAAAAACAACATTTGACGTTATATCTAAATCTATAATTAATAATGCAAAATTATTAGCAAGTAGTGGTAATCCAGCAGATCAACAAGTAGCAAGAGACTTTCCTGTTGTTATGGCAAGTCTTATAAGATATGGCAATGATGGCGGTACGTTAGTAAATCATCCAGAATTTAAAGAAGAGTATGCAAAGTTTCAATACAACTTTGACGATAACGCTAGAAAAAGAATAGAAGGCAGACAGAAGTTAGGTAATACATTTGCAAATATTGAGTTTGATAAAGACATGGAAAACATATGGTATAAGACTGAAGTGATAGATGGTAAGACTATTATTACTACAAGGTCAAGAGAAGAAGTACAACAAGAATTTATGAAATTACAAACAAAATATAGAAGTATTATAGATAAGGTAAACGAAAGAGGTTATGCAGATAATAGTGAATTAAAAACAGATTTAGAAAAACTTAAAAATTATATGAGCTATGGATATGGATCACAAGATACAGGTATTTTATATAATTTATTAGCACAGATACAAGCAAATCACCCCACGTTAGACGATAAAGCCTATGAAATGATAGATAAAGTACGAGAAGATATAGCGAAACATAAAACTATTGCAGATCGTATAAACGATACAAGAACAGATATATATAGAATTACTAATCCTTATTTTGGTGTGTTAGGTCTTGGTCAATATGGTTCTAATTTTGAACAAAAAAAGATAAATCAATTTACAATACAAACAGATAAATTAATTAGACAATATTATTTTAGTCGTTTGCAAGTACAAAAAGATGATGATGGATTATATTTTTATGGACATGATGCTGTTGATTTTGATACTTTTAAACAAAATATTATATTGTCTGCACAAGTAGCAACAGATCAGATTTCATATGCAGAAGCACAAAGAATACCTGGTTTTGTATATATGTATGACGTTACTAAAATACCTATTCCAAAAACATCTTTTGCTACTACAGATCAAAAAGGTATAGAAAGCGTTACTTTACCAGGAGAAGAAGATAGACAAACAAGAATCCCACAGTTTATAGGAGTAGGATCTAATACTATTAGAGATCAAAATACAGCTAATATTGCAGCACAAAAAGGTCTTACATTTAATCCAGAAGCTAGTCAACAACAAGGTAGAGCAGTATTTGATAATTTACCAAGATCAAATGATAATGTAGATGGCACATTTGACGATAATCAAACTACAGAGATAGAAAACGACAATAGTGAAATAAATGAAACTGTAAATAAAGGTAAGAATGTAGAAGAAGAAGAAAATCTAAATGCAGAAGTAGAATTAACAGATACTAATAACGCTAATAAGGTGTCACGCAAAGTATTAGAAAAATTAATAGAAGATGGATCGGTCAAATTTAGTGCTGGTAGTTATGTAGATGATGACGGTAATGTATATGTGTCAAGCGAGCCTGTAGATATGAAAACAACTACAGGTAATAAACCACTTATAGAAAATAATAAAAACGTATTTGAGCAAGATCCTGTTGACGATACTGGATATGTCAAAAACATATCTCAGTCAGTATTCCAAAGATTACAACAACAAAAACTTATAAAACCAGTACAAAAAGATGGTAAGACATTTTATGAAAATGTAATGTCAGGTGAAATTTATCAAATACAAACACCGTTAGAAACTAACAATGTACAAACAGACATACCTAGCGAAGTAGAAACTGCACCTGGATTTGATTTAAATGACATACAAAACAGGTCAGAAATACGTAGTGATGTAACTACAAATTTAGGAGCTACAGAAGGCTCATTAATTGCTATGAGTCCTACAGAAAAAAATAATGTCAAACAAAGACTGACAAAAATGATAAAAGATGTTGATGTAACAAAAATCCCACAGAATAAAATACAAGAAATGTTATTAGAAGTAGGGTTTAGTCCTAGAGAAGCAAGAATATTAGCAGCAGTAGCTATGGCAGAATCTAGAGGTGATGCCACAATAGATACAGTTAAGTCAGGTCTTGATCCTAATAAAGAAAGTGAATTTTCTATAGGATTATTTCAAATCAATATGGAAGATAGATTTAAAGAGCAAAGGTTAAAATTATTTGGTATTAGTTCTATAGAAGAATTATATGATCCTATTGTTAATGTTATGGCAGCTAAAGCATTATATGATGAACGTGGAGGAGGAGAAAATGGATTAAAAGCGTGGAGTGCATATAAAAACAATTCATACAAAGCATTTATTCCTGACCGTACACCACCTGGCTAATGACAAACTCAAACCCAAACTTTAATCCTAATATTGATGAAACAGATTCAGCAGAATCTAATATAGCTCCTATTGAACAGTTAACAGAAGATAATAAGCAAAATATAGAACTCAATAGTTTACAAGTAGAGGGTACAGATCCAAAAGGTAAAGCTATAAAAAACAGAAGAGGTAGGACTATAGGATATGAAAACGATACGGAAGAAGGTTTTGATAAAGACGCATTTTTAGATTACAAAAACAACAACTATACAAATCCACAGATAGGTAGGTCTGTTGTAAGAAATAACGAGTCAGATATTATAAGAGGTGAATTTAATCAAAAAGATTTATTTGCAGAGTTTGAGCAAAACATACGACCATTATCTGTATTAGAAAAAACCTTTCCTAGTAATTTACGTTTCCAGTTAACACAAGAAGAAAGAAATAAATTTGCTGTAAGAAAAGAAGATGGAAGTATAGATCACGCAGCTACAGATAGAAAGTTTGCAGTATTAGGAGAAAACAAATATGCAAGAGCAACAGTAGCAGGTATAGCAAACATACCAAATGAGCTATATAAGATAGGTCGATATATAGGTGGAGATAGGACACCAGATAATTTATATGCACTACAAGATTTAGGATTAGAACTAGAAGATGACAAAGATGATTTTGCTTATCAAACTACAAAATTTTTAGCAGGGTTTTTACTTCCATACGCAGGTCTAAGCAAGACAGGAAAGGTTCTTAGCGGTTGGAAAATGTTAAAAGGTGTAAATGGTCTAGGACTTGCTAACCCTGCCTTTAGATCTTTTGTAGCAGGTAGTATTGCAGAGACTATAGCTATAGATGCTTATGACGAAAACTTTTTTAATTTTCTTATAGATATAGATACACCATATCTAGATTTTGCAAAACCATTATTTGAGGTATTAGCTGCTGACGAAACAAGAACAGAAGATTTAGGTATAGCAAAACTTAGACAGTTTTTAGCAGGTGGTGTATTTGGTGAAGTTTTAGGTTATGGAGGTTCTAAGGTTACACAAAAACTTGTATTAGAACCTATTGGTTATGGAGCAAAAGCAACAGGTAATGGTGCTTTATTTTTAGCAGATCAAGGTAGTCAGGTTATAAGAAGAACTATGGATGAATTTATGCCACCTACTATTTTAAGTAAGGAGCAGATAAGAAGTAGAACTATACAACTATTAAAAGATATAAAGGCAAATCCAAAACGTTTAGAATTTTTCAAAAAACAAATAGATATTCTTAATAATGCAAATGTTACTGAAACTGCTGGTTTTGTACCGAAAGAAATGGCAGATGAAATTACAGAACTAGATAGAGTTGCAAGAAGAGTAGAAGATTTAATTGCTAGAGGTGATCTTGTATATGCTGAAGGTGCATTAGATTTTGAACCTGATGCTGATTCAATGGAATATTTTACACAAAAAATATTTCAAGAACTTAGCGAGGGTACATTAAATAACCAACGTCTAGATGATTTATTAAGACAACAACCTTTGCTTACATTTAAACAAAGTAAAGACCAGGCATTTACAAGAGTATCAGAAAGATTAGAAGGACTACGTAGTTATAGAGGTATAGAACGCACAGAAAGGTATCTTAATAATTTAGCTAGAGATAGGGTTATAGGTTTAGAAGAAGTAGATGAAATAAGAGATTTTCTTAACTTTATTGGTAGAGAAGCATTTGACGATATTGTATTAGAACAAGATGCAACTTTAAGTAATGCAACTTTAGGTAATTATAATTTTAATAAGTCTCTTATAAAACTAAGAAATACAACTATAAAAGAAGGTCGTATGAGTGAAGTGCTTATACATGAGTTGTGGCATAGTCTTAGTAGAAACCTACCAGATAAACAATTACGAAAACTTACAGGAGAGTTTGCTAGAGCTAGAAACAAGTTTTTACAAGACCATGAAGCTGCAAAAAAAGCATTTATAGCAAAAACAAGTATTCAAGAAATGCAAGTTATAAAAAATTTACAAGCATTTAATAGAGGCACTAAAGCTGCAAAAGTAACTAAAGAAAGTTTTAATGCAGTAGCTTCTAAGTATTACGACAAAGAATTTAAATTTGTAGGTGACAGTTATCAGTTTTTAAATATTGACGAATATTTTGCAGTTAACATGACAAAAATGTTTGAAGATTATGTATTAGAGTTAGAAACATTAGCACCAAGAGGAACATTTAAATACGTTACACAGATAGTTGCAGAAATGTTTAGAGATACATTAGCAAGTATCAGGTCTGTACTTGGATTAGAGCAAACAAAAAATATATTTAATATGTATAAAAGAAGAATGTTTAAGCAAAGACTTAGTAACTATCCATTAGAGTTTCGTAATTTAAATAAGATGCCAACAGAGTTAGAAGCAACTCTTAATGCAAAAATGCCAGGTGACAAAGGTTTTAAACGACAAAGAATAAAAGCTAGATTCAATCGTAATTTATATGGTGATGGTCAAGAAATAACAATAGCTGAAAGAGTTGCAGATAATTTATTAGATCTAGATCCTAAAGCACCCTTTAGGATGACTCATGCAGAGACTATAGGTTATGCACATGGCGAGCTACCAGAACACGTATATAAGGATATAGTTGCTGCTGCTGGTGCTATGAATACAGGCAACCCAACAAAACGTTTAAGAGTTAAATTATTAAGAGCCTTAAATTTACAAAAAGAGATTATAGGTAATATGAAAACAAATATACATGAGTTAGAAAAATATGCACTTACAGGATCACAGATACCACAAGAGATTATAGATGAAGTTGCACTAGATTCTTATCGTTGGATAAAATTTAATACACCTACAAAAAAAGTTGTAAGTGAAGTTGCAGGTACATTAGACGCAATAAAATTAGTAGGTAAAGAACCACCAGAAGGTGCTATATCTACAAAGTTAGGAAGAAAAAAGAAAGATACGTTACCTAAAGGCAATATCAAAAATCAAGTTGCAGGTACATTAAAAAGAATAGAAGAAGAAGAGTTATTACCAAAACCAGAAGAGATAGCAAAAGCTATTAGTGATATGCAAAATAGTGGTGATATAGAAGGCATACTGACATATGCAAGAAGGATGATGATACTTGCAGATGATCCTAAACAAGCTGGTCGATTTATAGCAAAAGCACCTTTAACACAAGCATTATTTAAAACTGGCAGTATTGCTAACGAATTGTTTATTAATAGTATTTTATCTGCACCAGAAACACAGATAGTAAACACAATAGGTTCTTTGTTTAACGTCGCTCTTGCACCTGTAGATTTATTTTTAGGTAGTGGTATAGCTGATGCTGCACTAAAAGGTAGAGCAATAAAAGAGTTTACTGCAATGTTTTCTACCTTAGAACAAAGTTTTATAATGGCAGGTAAGGCACTTAGAGGTGGAGAAAGTATTATTGATCCACATCATATGTTAGGTGTACAAGATGGTATGAGAGGTAGAAATAGATATGCAATGCAGTTTGACAATGAAATGAATAATCCTTTTATTGCAACTATTAATTTGATTGGTAGTGTTGCAAGATTACCTACTAGATTTCTTATAGCAGGTGACGAGCTTATAAAAAACGTTGCATTTAGAAGTCATGTAACAGGTGAATTTTATGAGCAAGCCTATAGGCAAGGGCTAAAAGGTGATGCTATGAAGAAATACATACAAGAAAAAACAAGTAGAGTATTCGATATTGTCGAAAAACATAAGTTTAGTGCAGACAAAAAGAACAAAGATATTTTAGAAGCATATTTACGAGGTATAGATTTTGCACAGGACAAAACATTTACATCACAAATAGGTGGTAGTGGTATTACAGGTCTTGGTGGAGGTAAGTTTACAAATGATGTTGCAACAATAATGAAGCATCCAGTAATGAAACCTATAGCACCTTTTGTTACTACACCAGTAAATATAGGTAAGAGTGTAATTAGAAGAGCAGGTGTATCTATACCAGGACAACCAAAAATGAACGCAACATTAGGAAGAATATTAGCTGAACATAATGACAGATTATTTAGTCCAGACATGGCTACAAGAATGAGAGCTAACGGAGAAAGTATTACAGGTGGTTTATTAATAGGGTCGTTTGTGACATTAGCTATAGCAGCAGATAATCCAGAAGCACCTATAGCATTAGTTGGAGGTGGTACAACATTTAATCCTGAGAAGCGTAGGCAAACACAATTTGGATTTAAAGAATTACCATATAGCTTTAGATTTTTAAAGAAAACAAACGGTATGTTTGGTGAGGTAGTAAGAAACGAAGATGGTAGTCCACAATATGTATATATAGATTTTATTTCTAGATTAGAACCTATAGCATCATTACTAATGCTTGCTTCTGATTTTGCAAATGTAAGTAAGTTTCAAGGTGAAGAAGATGATAGAAACTTAGCAGCTACATTACGTGTATTAGTAGGAAATAATTTAAGCAATAAATATTTTATACAAAGTGTAGGTAATTTATTTGATTTAATGAATAATCCTACCAGGTTAGAGTCTTGGTTAAGGCAACCAGCCAACTACATTGCAGCTATAGGTGCATATCCTATAGGTCTTAAAAAGAGTTTACGTAGGGCTAGAGGTGAAAATTGGACATCTACATTAGGTCAAGTATATGAAAACGGTAAATTTATTGGTAAAGGTATGGGTATAGAAAAAGGTGAATTAGATCCACAAGAAATTAGTAAAGTAGATGCTGGTAATTATGAAGAAGATTTTATGATGGGTTTATTTCCAGGTAACGATTTAGGTAGTTTAAAAACAAAACGTAAACCATTTTTAATGAACTCATTGGATATTTTAGGCACTATGGTTATGCACACTATTAATAATGATTTAGCACCAAGATTAAATCCATTATCAGGTAAACCATATGAAAACTTTGGAACAATACCTTTTGTAGGTGGTATTAGATATAGTCAAAGTAGTAAAGATCCTAACGAAGTATTATTAAAAAAATATGACCTTAAATTAGTACCTGTATCAGATATTCTTAGTGAGAATAGCAGTATGGTTGTAAGTAATGTAAATTTAAAATCTAAAGAACTACATACATTAGAAAATCTTACATCAAGTATAAAAATAGATACACCTTACGGAAATAATTTACAATTTAGCCAGGCATTATATAAGTTGCAACAGACTACAGAATTTAAAACATTTATGAAAAATTTTAATACACCACAAGATGATAGATTTCCTGATAATGAGTCATATGTAGAGTTCCAAAATCAACAAAGAAGATATATGAACAATATGATAAATCAACTTTATAGAGCTTACAAAGAGCAAGCTGTAAATGTTTTGATAGATAGAAAGCGTGGACTTTTATCAAATGACTTTTATGATAGGGTGGAAGCTGGTAATAATCGTGAACGCTTACGTATTATGAACGAGCAATCAACAAACGCTAGTGTACAAAACGTTAGCGGATTAGAAGATTTACTTAGGACTGTCTAATGGCTACTAACACCACAACTACAGCTACAAATCATACAGGAAACGGAAGTACAAATAGTTTTGCAATATCTTTTTCGTTTTTAGCAAATAATGAAATAGATGTAACAGTAGCAGGTGTATTAAAAACATTAGACACTCATTATACAATTAGCGGATCTACAGTTACTTTTACTTCTGGTAACACCCCTGCTAATGGTGCTGCTATTAAGTTACAAAGAAATACAAATATAAGTGCAAAGAAAGTAGATTTTACAGATGGTAGTGTTTTAACAGAAACAGATTTAGATACAAATAGTGACCAGGTATTATTTGCTCAACAAGAGATTACAGACAAGTTAGGAGGAATAGAAGAGGGAGCTACCGCAGATCAAACAGATGCAGAAATAAAAACTGCTTATGAAAATAATGCTGATACAAACGCATTTACTGACGCAGATCACAACAAGTTAGATGGAATAGAAACAGGTGCTACAGGAGATCAGACTAATGCAGAGATAAGAGCAGCAGTAGAAGCAGCTAGTGATAGCAACGTATTTACTGATAATGACCACAGCAAATTAAATGCAATAGAAGCAGGTGCAACCGCAGATCAAACAGCGTCAGAAATAAAAACTCTTATAGCAAGTAGTCCTCTTGATGCTAGTCATCTTGCAGCAAACTCAGTAGATAGTAGCGAACTAGTAGATGGAAGTGTAGATCATTCACACTTATCTAACAATTGCGTAGATGGCGATAACATACAAGATGATTCTATAAATTCTGAACACTATGTAGATGGAAGTATAGATGAAGCACATATAGCAAATAACGCTGTGACAAATGCCAAAATTGCAGATGCAGAACTAAAAACTCTGGCAACTATGCAATCTGGTACAGCTTCTAAATTAGCTGACAGTACAGCTTTGACATCTGATATAGCAGACCTTAACCAGTTAGATGGTATGCAAAAAGAAACTGTTATATCTGATGATGATACAAAGTTTCCTACCTCTGGTGCTGTTATAGATTATGTTGCTGCACAGTTAGCACCTATTGGTGGTTTAGAAGCTATTGCAAATGAAAGTTCTTTTCCTAATACACAACCACAATCAGGTGTAGTTATAAGTATTGCAGATGCAGGTGGTCTAGCAGTTAGCAGTACTGGTACTGCATCTGGTCAAACAGTAGGTGGTACAACAGTAAATATATCTGGTATTGCTACAAACTTTCGTGGTTCTAGTGTTGCAGCAGGTGTTAGATTTCTTGTTGTTTCTACAGGTGCAGGTCAGAATTATACATACCACAAAGCAACTTTAAAAGAAGATGACCTTGTAGGTCTTAGTGGAGATATAAATGATTTTGCAGAAAGATATAGGGTAGGTTCTAGTTTTCCTACAACTAATAATGACTCAGGAGATTTATTCTGGCATACGACTCTAGAAAAATTATATGTTTATAACGGAGGTACAGGTGCTTGGGAAGAAACACAAAGTATTGGTAACTTCTTTATATCTACACTTAGTCCTGCATTTGATGGCAGTACTCAAAACTTTACCTTAACTAATGCACCTACTTCAGCACAACAAGTACTACTAATAATAGAAGGTGTCTTACAAAAACCTAATAGTGGCACATCTACACCGACAGAAGGTTTTGCGTTAGATGGCAACACAGTTAAGTTAGCTGCTGCACCTGCTACTGGTGCAAGCTACCACGCAGTAGTAATGGGTACTACTGTAAATATTGGAACTCCAAGTGACAACACAGTAACAACAGCAATCCTACAAAATAATTCTGTATCATCACAAAAAATACAAGATGAAGCTATAACACTTGCAAAATTAGAGCATGGTACATCTAGCAATAATGGCAAATTTTTAAGAGCTAATAATGGTGCTGACCCAAGTTTTGAAACAATAGATTTAACTAATTTAAACGCAAGTAATTTAACTTCTGGAACTATACCTGATGCAAGATTCCCTGCAACACTACCTGCTATTAGTGGAGCTAATCTTACAAACGTATCTTCCCCAGAAGTTTATGGATTTAATACAGACAGCAATGGACATCTAATCGTGACATCTACCAATGGCGGTGTGGACAATATAGCTGGTGCAGTTTATGATGCATTTGAAGAGGTAGTTTTTGCGGCTACTGGTTTTTCTTTTAGCCTAAATACAAGTGGAAGGCTAATCGCAACTATTTAATTATGGCAACTATTGATCTCGGCAAAATTAAATTAGTCTGGCGAGGTACTTACAACAACTCAACTGCTTATACTGTTGATGATCTTGTTGAGTTCACAGACTCAGGTATAACTTCAACGTATATATGCGTTGCAAACTCTACAGGTAATAACCCTTCTAGTAGTGGCACAGCACACGCAAGTTGGAATTATGTAGCAAAAGGTGTAGTTGACCCTATACCTTCTCAATCTGGTAATGCTGGTAAAGTTTTAAAATCAGATGGAACATCATTATCGTTTGCTGATGCTGACGCTGGGTTGCAGTCTATACAGGTTTTTGATACTGCTGGTTCACATACTTGGACTAAACCAACAGGAATAAAAAGAGTTAAAGTAATTGTTACTGGTGGAGGTGGAGGTGGCTTTGGCTATCGAGAAGGTAATGACCAAGCACCCTCTACTGGTGGTGCTGGTGGTACAGCTATTGAACTAATAGATGTTTCTTCCGTCTCTTCTGTTTCAGTTACAGTAGGAGCTGGCGGAACTGGTGCTGAAGGAACTTCTGGTGCTGGAGCTAACGGAACTACATCATCATTTGGAAGTTATTGTTCTGCAACAGGCGGAGAAGGTGGCTCTCAAGGTAACAACGACTATCGTAGTGGTGGAATTGGCGGAGTTGGTTCTGGTGGAGACCTTAATTTAACAGGTGGTTCTGGAACTTCTGGTGGTTACTCTACTGCTGATAACCCAAACCCAACATCAACCTTAGCTGGTTCTTCCTTTTGGGGTGGTGCTGGTGGTTCTATGGCTGGGGCAACTCATGGTGGAAAAACTGCTACACGAATAGATGGTAAAAATGGTGGTGGTGGTGGTGGCACAGCCGCAAGTACCAGTGCTGTCGGTGGAGATGGCGGAGCTGGTGTAGTTTATGTAGAGGAGTACAAGTAATGAAAGCACTTATTCTAAACAATGCAGTAGTCGAAGTTAATTCAACTACATTTGAAGTCCACTCAAGCATGACTTGGGTAGACTGTGATGACACAGTAAAAGTTGGTAATGCCTATGACCCTGCTAATAAAACTTTTTCTGATCCTTACGCTATATCAGCAGAGGATTTAAAAGCAGCAGAGGATAAAAAGACAGCATTAATAGCAGCTAAAAAAAGTGGTAACACAAAGTTATTGGCATTAGGTTTAACACAAGAAGAAGCAACATCACTTACTGGTTACACACCTAGTTAACTATGCCTTTAACACAAGTATCATCAAGGGCTATAGAAGATACCCTTAGATATGTCTTAGGTGCTAGTGGTACAAACCACTATACATTTACAGGTAAAGGTCTTAATGGTGCGGTTAATGACCCTACGTTAACTCTTAGCAGAGGTCATACTTATATTTTTGAGAATAGATCAGGTGGACACCCTTTCTATATAAAAACCAGTATTGCTAATGGTGGTACGAATGATGCTTATAACACAGGGGTAACAAATAATGGTGGAGGTAATGGTACAGAAATAGTATTTACAGTACCGCATGATGCACCTGATTTGTTGTACTACCAATGCAGTAGTCACAGCAGTATGAATGGTCAGTTAAAAATTGCAGGTGCAATAATAGATGGAAGTATAACAACAGCTAAATTAGCCAGTTCTGTTAGTTCAGCTATAGCAGCTAATACAGCTAAAGATCTTACATCTTTAAGTGCAAGCAACCTAACGTCAGGCACAGTTCCAGATGCAAGGATTGGTGCAAGTAGTGTTACTCAACACGTTACAGCATTTGATGATAACAAGATAATAAACGATATATCAGCACTAGCTCTAAAACTTAACGCTTTACAAAATGCTACTAGATATAATACTAACTCTATTTCTGTAGAAACATTTCAAGATGCTAATGGTATAGCGTCATTAACAGGAATGGCTAGAGATACTTTAGGTGGAGACTTTGTAGCTAGTATTATTCAAAGTTATGGTACAGATCAATTCTATGAAACAACTGATTTAGATTCAAGTAGGATTTTTGCATTCAATCATTCTTCTATTAATAAGCCCGGATTGATTGATGGAGTAACTGGAAGTCTTGGAGGAGGACAAGGTCAAAGTTTTTATATAGCTGCACCTTCTGGTTACACACAAGGTCTTGGATATGAACTTGGAGCAGATTCTGATTTTGGAGTAGGTTTTAAATTCACTGGTTTTCAGTTTTATAACTTTAATACTTATGCAAGATTTAGATTTTTTAAAATTCAAACTGCCGACTCAGGTGGGTCTAGTGGTACATTTTTATCACAATTTATAACTGCTAGTGGCTCTGCACAAGATAATTCTAATGATATTGTAGAAGCTACAAACGTAGGTAACAGTTTTGCAGGCGCAACTTTAGATACACCTTATATAGTTCCCACAAATACGAGTGCGTTTCGTATTGTGTTTCATAACTACCATAACAACAGTAATACAAACGCTGGTCTTGCAGAAATAAAGATAAAAGGACAAAAATTAACTACTACTACAAATAACGCAACAGGTAATTTTATAAGTAATGCAGTTACTGCTAGTGCATCAACAGCCAAAATGGGTGTTGTAATTACATATAAAGATAATACAGGAACAGCAACACTAAACACAGATTTAAAAGTTTATTTATCAGCAGATAATGGTTCTAACTTTACACAAGTAACATTAGTAGCACAACCTAATTTTGCTACAGGTGTCAAAATGGCAATAGCAAATGATGTTACTGTAACCGCAGGCACACAACTTAAGTATAAAGTTGAAGTTGCTAACCAAGCAGTAGGGTCTAAAGTAACACAAATTACTGGTGTATCGTTGCAGTTTTAATTACACTTCCATTTTTTAAGAGCTAGTCCTTTTCTTGTTAGCTTACCGCCTTTACTGGTAGCACCTTTAACACCTTTCATCCTGGCACAAAAAGATTTACGTCTTTTGGCAGCTTTACTACCAGGTTTTACTTTGCCTGTTACTGGTGCTTTTAGATTGCTACCTGTTTCTCTATTTATTTTATCTCTACCTTTTTTTGTAAGGCCACCAGTTTTACTCTTGTGTTCTTTGCGTAGCCTTACCGATTTAGCCATTAGTTAGATATACCAAAAACATCACTATCTTGTAATCTTGTTTGTACTTCATGTTGATAAGCTATATCTTTTTTATATCTAGGATCTCTCATAGCAGCTACTACTTCCTCATTAGATTTAAATACTCTTGTATTAGGTGAGGCAGATGTTCTACCACTTATTAATCTAGGTTCTACACCCATAGCATTTTTATACC